AAATGCTTTTTATTATTGGTTATTTACTGAGGTTTCAGGGTGGTTAAAAAAAGGGACACAGGCGAAAAAAAAAATGCCTGGTCGCATAATACGATAGAACCTTTACACAACTAGATTAGGAAATTTATGATGGATTTTGACGACAACGAAAAAGGTTACTCAGCAGTAATATACATTATGGAAAGCAGTAAATCTGTTGTTATTCACTTTGGTGGATTTAACGATCTAACTGAATGTAGATACTTCTCATCTCACATCATGGACGATCTTGGAATAGAGCAGCTATTAAATGTACCTAGAGGAGTTACAGTACATTAGGGGGGTTTTGTTTTAAAAATGCCAGAAATAGTCATTCCATATAAGCCAAGAGAACTCCAAAATTTTTTGCATAAAAAAATTGATATACACCGATTTAGTGTACTTGTTCTCCATAGGAGAGCTGGAAAGACAGTAATGATGATTAATCAAATGATTAAAGCAGCACTTACTTGTCCTTTGCCAAACCCAAGATATGCTTTTATATCTCCTACCTTTAAACAAGGTAAGGCGACAGCATGGGATTATATTAAACAGTTCGCTGGTAAAATACCTGGAACTAAATTTAATGAGTCAGAATTAAGATGTGATCTACCAAATGGTTCAAGGATTACAATTCTTGGAGCTGAGAACGATCAAGCTCTAAGAGGTATATTTTTAGATGGTTGTGTTTTTGACGAAACTCAATCTATTAAACCAACTATATTTCCTGAAGTCATAAGACCAGCTTTGGCAGACCGAAAAGGTTGGTGCGTATTTATTGGTACACCAAAAGGTAGAAATTACTTTTATCAACTTTATAAAGAAGCTGAGAAGAATGATAGTTGGTATGCTGGTTTATTTAAAGCTAGTGAAACTAATATATTAGATCCAGAAGAATTAACTGCTGCAAAGCAAATGATGTCTGAGGATTTATACGAACAAGAATTTGAGTGCAGTTTCCAAGCAGCTATTACAGGCTCTTATTATGGTGCTTTAATCGAAAGATTAGAGTCACAGGGACGTATTACAGACAATCTGTATGATGACAACCTAGATACTGAAACATGGTGGGATTTAGGCTTAAATGACAGCACAGCGATATGGTTTGTCCAAAGGTATAAAGGAGAGATCAGATTAATAGATTATTATGAAAATGCTGGTGAGGGTTTAGATCACTATGTAGATGTCATTAATAGAAAAGAATATGAGTATTCAAAGCATATAGCTCCCCATGATATTAAAGTTAGAGAAATAGGTAACTTTGGTAAATCAAGATTGGAGAGTGCTTTAGAATTAGGTATCGCTTTTGAAGTAGCACCAAAACTATCTATAGAAGATGGGATTGAAGCTGTAAGAAAAGCACTTCCTAATTGTTGGTTTGACAAAAACAAATGTCAAAAAGCTCTTGAGAATTTAAAGGCTTATCAAAAAAGATGGGACGACAAGAACCAATGCTTTAGAAATAAACCTATGCACAACTATGCTTCTCATTGTGCTGACAGCTTTAGAACAGGCATAGTAGGTGAGGGTGTAGAAGTTAGTGATTGGAAAGAATCAATTCCAGTTGAAACAAATTATATAGTTTAATATGGCAGATAAAGTATCAGAATTAGAATTAAAAAATATTATTGGTCAAGAGATTAATAACTCTATGGGTTATATGGGTGGAAACCTATCGGCTCAAAGAAAGAAATCTTTAGAGTATTATATGGGAGAACCATTAGGTACTGAGATTGATGGTAGATCACAAGTTGTATCAACTGATGTAGCTGACACTATTGAAACCATCTTGCCAAACCTACTTAAAATTTTTACAGCATCAGATCAAACTGTAAAGTGTGAGCCTGTTAAAGCTGAAGATGTAGCACTTGCTGAACAAGCAACTAACTATATCAATTATATCTTTAACAAAGATAACAATGGTTTTAGTATTTTATACACATGGTTTAAAGATGCGTTAATTGAAAAGAATGGAATTGTAAAAGTTTATTGGGACGAAAGTGAAAAGGTTGAGCAAGAAACTTACGAAAATTTAAACGAACAAGAATATCAAATCTTAATTGACAATGATGATGTTGAAGTTGTTGAAGAAGAAAGTTTTGTTGATGAAAAAGCAAAAGAACAACTTGAACAAATAAAAGCATTAGCCGAAGCACAAGGTCAAGTGATGGAGGATATACCAACTCCTAAATTATATAATTGTATTATTAAAAGAACTACAAGTTCTGGCAAAGTTAAAATAGAAAACATTCCACCTGAAGAATTTTTAATTCAAAGGTCTGCCAAAAGTATTGAAGATGCAGATTTTGTTGCACATAAAGTTTTAAAAAGTAGATCCGATTTAATTCAAATGGGTTTTGATAGAGATATAGTTGATGATCTTCCTACTCAAAATACTGTTACAATGAATGATGAAAGATTAGCAAGGTTTGCTGATATAGATGAAAGTTCATTAAATGATGCTCCAGATGAGAGTACACAAGATATAGAAATTTATGAGTGCTATGTTAAAATTGACATGGACGGAGATGGTATTGCAGAGTTAAGAAAAGTAATTGTAGCTGGTGGAAACGCAAATACAATTTTAGAAAATATGCCTTGCGATTTTATTCCTTTCTGTTCTTTAACTCCTGTTCCAATGCCACACAGATTTTATGGTAGATCAGTTTCAGAATTAGTAGAAGATGTTCAGTTAGTTAAATCAACTGTAATGCGTCAGTTATTAGATAATATGTATTTAACTAATAATAACAGAGTGGCTATTATGGACGGAATGGTCAACTTGGACGACCTACTTACTTCAAGACCTGGAGGAGTGGTTAGAACTAAACAACCACCAAGTCAGGTTATGCTGCCAATGCAAAACCAAACGATTTCACAACAAGCATTTCCTTTACTAGAATACTTAGACACAGTTAGAGAAACAAGAACTGGTGTTACAAGATATTCTCAAGGCTTAGATGCAGATGCACTTAACAAAACTGCAACTGGTGTAAATACTTTGATGAGCCAATCTCAAATGAGAATGGAGTTAATCGCTAGAGTGTTTGCAGAAACAGGGATTAAAGATTTATTTAGAAGAATATTTGAGCTTACAGTTAAGTATCAAAACAAAGAAAGAATTGTAGAATTAAATAACAAGTTTGTAGCAGTTAGTCCTACTGAATGGAAAAACAGATATAACATTTCAATAACTGTTGGACTTGGAGCTGGTTCTAAAGATCAACAAATTGTTATGTTAAATAATATTTTACAAAAACAATTACAGGCTTTCCAATTACAAGGTAACAAAGAATATCCAATGGTTACTTTAAAAAATATTTACAATTCACTAGCAAAAATTATAGAAGAAGCTGGACTTAAAAATGTTGAAAACTATTTTGTTAATCCAGATGAGGGTAAAGAGTTAATTCAACCTAGTCCTCCACCTGAGCCTACTCCTATTGAAAAAATAGAATTTACTAGAATTGCATCTGAAGAAAAACGAAAAGTTGCAGAGCTTGAACTAGAAGCTAGAAAATTAAAAGCTGATACAGCAGCATCTATTCTAGGATTTGAAACTAAAATTAAGGAAATGGAGCTAAAGTATAATACACAACTTGATGCAGCTAAAATTAAAGCTGATGCTGATTTAGAAAAATTAGTTACATCAAATAGAAATAAAACTTTCCTTGCAGCACAACAATCATCAGACAAATTAGATCAACAAGTGAGTAATTTAGATGGACAACAACGAACAGGACAAGCTCAACCAGGAACTGAACCAAGCGAACAAAGCTAAGGCATTATTTCAAGATCCATTATTAAAAGAAAGTTTTGATAAACTAAGAGAATTATATTCAAATAGTTTATTTAATACTGGTGCGATTGAAACAGATGCTAGAGAGAAACTTTGGTTAGCCTACAATGTGGTCAACAAAGTAGAACAAAATTTATTAGAAATGATTGATACAGGAAAGTTAGCTTCTAAACAATTGGAAGATTACAGAAACAGTATTGATAAAAAAAAATTCTAAACAAATAAGTTTAGGATAAGCCAACCTCATAAGAGGAGCTTAACTTACAAGGAAACATATGTCAGACAATCAAGGCAATCCATTACAAGGATCTGAAACTGATGTGCAAAAAGCACAAAAAGCAATTAATGGTTTATTAGAGCCTAAGCAAGAAGCTAAAGCTGAAGAACCAAAAGAAGAAATTAAACAAAATTCTCCTGAACCACAAAATGAGGAATCGGAAACCGATCAACCTCAGGAACAGGAAATAAGCGAAGAAACTGAATCAGAAGAAGAAGAAGTTTCGGAGCAAGATGTATCTCAAGACGAAGAACAAATTGATACTCAAGAGAAACAAGAAGATTCCCCATCTTATACTGTTAAAGTAAATGGACAAGAATTAGACGTTACCCTTGATGAGTTGAGAAATGGTTACTCAAGAGATGCTGATTACAGACGAAAGACTGAGGAACTTTCTAACGATAGAAAGAACTTTCATTCTCAATCTGAAAAGCAAAGACAAGACTATTCTCAAAAACTCAATGAGTTGAATCAGAGATTGTCTAATGCTCAACAGGATTTAAATGCAGAAATTAATTCTGCTGATTTAGATAAACTGTATGAAGAAGACCCAACAGAAGCTGCAAGAGTTGAAAGAAAGTTGAAGAAAAAGCAAGATGCTTTAAATCAATCTTTACAACAAACTCAAGCAGAACAAAAAGAACAGTTCAGTTCTTTTTTGCAAGATCAACAGAAAAAATTGGTATCAAAAATGCCAGAGTTTTCTGATCCAGCAAAGGCTTCAACTATAAAAGCTAA